TTATACGCAAGAGGGGAGCAATCAATACAAAAATATAAAGATGAGTTGTCTATAAACGGCGATTTGTCTTATCTTAATTTAGATTGGAAACCTATACCTGTAATATCAAAGTTTGTAGATATTGTTGTAAACGGAATGTCCAATAAGAGCTATGAGATAAATGCTTTTGCTCAGGATCCATTTTCTGTAAAAAGTAGAACTGATTACGCTGCTGCTGTAGAACAAGATATGAACAACAAGATACTGCTTGAAAATATTAAGCAGGAATTGGGAATGGAAATGGCTACTACCGGTAGCTTAGAAGATCTTCCTGAAAGTAAAGAAGAATTAGATGTGCATCTTCAAATGACCGCTAAGCAAAACGTAGAAGTTGCCGANGAAGAAGTAATAAACAATGTACTTGCTTTTAACAAGTATGATCAAACAAAAAAACGGTTAGCTCAAGATTTAACTACTATTGGTATTGGAGCTGTTAAAACGTCTTTTAATAAGGCTGAAGGGATAGTTACTGACTATGTAGATCCTGCTAATATGATTTATTCATACACTGAAGATCCAAATTTTGAAGACGTATATTATGTAGGTGAAGTTAAATCAATATCTTTAGCGGAACTTAAAAAACAATTCCCAGCACTATCACCGGCTGAATTAGAAAAAATACAGGATATGCCTGGTAATTCTCAGTATGTAACTAACTGGGGTAATTATGATGAAAATACAATACAAGTATTATACTTTGAATACAAAACATATTCAGATCAGGTATTTAAAATAAAGAAAACAGATCAAGGATTAGAAAAAACGTTAGAAAAGCCTGACACATTTAATCCACCTGCTAATGATAACTTTGACAGAATATCTAGAACTATAGAAGTTTTATACTCAGGAGCAAAGGTTTTAGGAACAAATATAATGCTGGAATGGAAACTTGCTGAAAATATGACAAGACCAACCGCTGATACTACAAAAGTAATGATGAATTACTGTATATCTGCACCTAGAATGTATAAAGGACGTATAGAGTCTATAGTTAGTAAAATTACTAGCTTTGCTGATATGATTCAAATAACACATCTTAAACTGCAGCAGGTAATGTCTAGGATAGTGCCAGATGGTGTATTTTTAGATATGGACGGTTTAGCTGAAGTAGATTTAGGTAACGGTACAACATACAACCCAGCTGAAGCATTAAACATGTACTTTCAAACCGGTTCTGTTGTAGGTAGGTCATTGACGCAAGACGGTGAATTAAATAGGGGTAAAATACCTGTACAGGAATTATCATCTTCAAGTGGTCAAGCAAAAATACAGAGTTTAATAGGTACATACCAGTATTATTTACAAATGATCAGAGATGTAACCGGGTTAAATGAAGCAAGAGATGGTAGTGCTCCAGCTAAAGATTCACTGGTGGGCTTACAGAAGATGGCTGCTAATGCTTCTAACATTGCAACTAAGCATGTACTAGACTCATTACTTTATTTAACTGTTAGAACTTGCGAAAATATAAGTTTAAAAGTAGCTGATGTTATTGAAAATCCATTAACAGAAAATGCTTTAACGAACGCTATAAGCACTTTTAATACAAAAACATTAGAAGAATTAATGAACTTGCAGTTGCATGACTTTGGTATTTACTTAGAGCTAGAGCCAGAAGAAGAAGAAAAAGCTTTGCTTGAACAAAATATTCAAGTAGCCTTACAAACAGGAGCAATAGCTTTATCAGACGCTATAGATATTAGGCAAATTAAAAATATAAAATTAGCTAATCAATTCTTGAAGCTAAGGCAAAAACAAAAAATCAAAAGAGAACAAGAGCAACAACAAGCAAATATTCAAGCACAAGCGCAAGCAAATGCTGAAGCTGCTGAAAAAGCTGCAATGGCTGAAGTGCAAAAACAACAAGCACTAACTCAAGAAAAAGTAAGTATAGAGCAAGCTAAGTCGCAGTTTGAAATACAACGTATGCAAACAGAAGCTCAAATAAAGAGAGAGTTAATGGCTGAAGAATTTAATTACAATATACAACTAGCTCAGGCTCAGATGGGTGCAACAAAAGCAAAAGAACAAGAAATTGAAGATCGAAAAGATCAAAGAATAAAACTGCAAGGTACACAGCAATCTGAATTAATAAACCAAAGACAAACAGAAGGATTACCTAAAAACTTCGAGTCATCTGGAAATGATGTNTTAGGCGGGTTTGGTTTAGAAGAATTTGGTCCTAGTTAGAATTACAAACAATTATTTAATTATATTATATTATGTCAGAAGTAAAACAAGAAGGGGATTTTAAAATTAAATCCAAAAAAACAAGCCCTAAAAATTTAGGCAATCAATCTAGTGAACCTATAAAGGTTAATATAGACGAAGTAAAAGAGCCGGTAATTGAGGATACTACCAAGGTAGTAATACCAGAAGTTAAAGAAGATGTAGTCGATGATCCTGTTGTAGTTGTTAACGATACACCGGATGATACTACACAAGATGGTATTATAGAAATTGTAGATGAAGAACCCGCTCAAGAGCCTGAAAAAGTTATTGAACAACAANTTCAGCAAGCAGCTGAACAAAGAGTGTTACCNGAAAACATAGATAAACTTGTTACCTTTATGGAAGAGACAGGGGGATCAGTNGAAGACTANGTTAGATTAAACGCAGACTACTCAAGTGTCGATGATAAAACACTATTAAAAGAATATTACAAACAAACAAAACCTTANTTAGAATCAGATGACGTTAGCCTACTATTAGAGGATTACGATTATGACGAAGACATAGATGAGGAAAGAGATATACGCAAAAAGAAACTTGCGTTTAAAGAAGAAGTTGCAAAAGCTAAAGGCTTTTTGGAAAATACCAAGAGTAAATATTACGACGAAATCAAGTTGAGACCCGGCGTTACTCAGGAACAACAAAAAGCAACAGAGTTTTTCAACCGATATCAAGAAGATCAGAAGACAGCTGAGCAACAGCATTCGGACTTTAAATCAAAAACAAATGATTACTTTACTAATGAATTCAAAGGTTTTGACTTCAATGTAGGTAAGAAGAAGTTTAGATATGGTTTACAAGATCCTAATAAAGTTGCAGAAAACCAATCAAGTATTAACAATTTCGTAGGAAAGTTTCTTGACGAAAGCGGTAATATAAAAGACACGAAAGGTTATCACAAAGCTATTTACATTGCTTCAAATGCTGACAAGATTATTAATCATTTTTATGAACAAGGAAGAACAGATGCTACTAAAGAAATAGTTAGTAGCTCTAAAAATCCTAGCACAGAACCAAGAAAATCTGGATCAGGTGAGTTTGTAAACGGAATAAAAGTTAAGTCAATAAGCGGTTATGATTCTTCTAAACTTAGAATTAAAACAAAAAAATTTAACTAAAAAAAATTAAAAAATTATGGCAAATGTAAGCCCAGCGTTTGGGAGTTTAATCCCAACGCAAAAAAAACAAGCCTTAGAAGGCAATTATTTAAACTTTACTGATGGGACGAATGATTTCGCACAACAGTACTTACCAGAAATCTATGAAGCTGAAGTAGAGCGTTATGGAAATAGAACCTTAGGTGGTTTCTTAAGAATGGTAGGGGCTGAAATGCCAATGACTTCTGATCAAGTAGTATGGTCTGAGCAAAATAGATTACACATTTCTTACGAAAATGTAATAGCAACTAATGCAGGTGCTGTAGGAGCAAAAGTTTCTACTTTAACTATACCTGTTGGCGGAGCTGGTGCAACTCTTATTGAAAATGTTGTATCTCCTGGTTCTACTATCGTAGTAATGAATCCAGCAACTGGAGCAGAATTAAACTGTTACGTTGTTGCTTCTGGAGCTACTCCTGGTAGTGCATTAGGCGCAGGTGTATTAACTGTAGCACCTTACTCACAAGAAGCCTTGGATGGAACTGGAGCAGGAGCTGCTGAAGTAGATTTAGTAACTGGTGGACCAGCACTTAAGATTTTCGTATACGGATCTGAGTATGGAAAAGGAACTGGAGATGCTAACAGAATTTCTGTAACACCTTCTTTCACTCAATACTCTAACTCTCCTATTATCATTAAAGACAAGTACGCAATCAACGGATCTGACACTGCTCAGATTGGATGGGTTGAAGTAGCTACTGAGTCTGGTCAAGGAGGTTTCTTATGGTACTTAAAAGCTGAATCTGAAAC